GTTCCTTATATGATGCCATTTCCAGTAGCATCAAAAGGTTCATCATCAGCATCAACACCACAATTGTCGGCATTATGGAGTGCATAAAATAAATGGCAAACGCAGCAGACGCAGCAAATTATCAATTACTCACACTTACAAAAGGTGATAAGGAAATTGTTTTAGAAGGAAAAACAACGAGTTTTGATTATTATGAAAGTTTATTATCTCCAAATATTACTGCAATAATGACAATTGTTGATACTGGTGGAAGTATAGAATATGATAGTGAATATGATAGGCAGGAAAGATTTGGTGGAATTTATAATGCACTTCCTCTAACTGGTGACGGATCTGAAGAAGTAAAATTTAAAATTGCAAATGCACTTGGAACACTTGATTTCACAAGAAAACCATTATATGTTAATTGCTCAGTGAATCCAGATCAAGAATCACAAAGAGAATCTATTATTTTAAGTCTTGTTTCAAAATCTGCTATTGTGAATCAAGAAACTCATGTTAAACAAAATTATTCAGCATCATCAAATAATTCAGAATCCGTTAGATCAATAGCAAAAAACTTATTGCAGATAGAAAACAATAATATTGAAATAGAAAAAACAAGTAATAAGTATCCATTTGTTGGTAATAACAAATCACCTTTTGATGTGATTTGTATGTTAGCATCAAAATCGGCACCAGAAGATGGAAATCCTGGTTTTTTCTTTTACGAGAATCGTGATGGGCATAAATTTAAATCTATTGATAGTTTAATTGATCAAGAACCAGTTCAAGAATATTATAAGACTGATGTCAATCGTTCAAGTATTAACACTGACACTAATTTTAAAATTTCATCATTTAGTGTTAATAAAAATCAAAATTTAATTAATGCATTAAAATCTGGTGTTTATACAAATCGCACAGTATTTTTTAATCCTAAGACATTTAAAGAGGAGGAAGTTTCATTTAATTTAGGAACTCTTGAAAAATCTCTTGGTAAAAATGAAGTACCTAAACCAGTAAATCGAGGGTATACAAGAACTCTTTATAGTGTTAAAGATGTTGGTGCATTATCACCAAAAGTTGAAGAAGAAAATTTATCTGGACAACCTGAAACTTGGCAGGGAAAGGTTCAAATGAGGTATAATTTATTATTCAATCAAATGGTAAAAATACAAGTTCCTTGTAATCCAAATCTTAAGGCAGGTGATGTAATTAAATGTTATTTTGAAACAATTACTACTGATGAAAAAATTCAAGGATCATCTGATCCCGTTCAAAGTGGAAAATATTTAATTTTGGATTTATGCCATCATTATGATACTCAGAGATCATATACGGCAATGACTCTTGTTCGTGATTCATACGGTCTATATACTAATAAAAGCTAGAAATGGCAAGTAATCAAGGATATGATATTGGTACAAATAAATGGTTTTTAGGTCAAGTACCACCCAATCAAAATCAGCATGTAAAGAGTCCTAAGTGGGTTGATACGCATGGAGATAGGGTAAAGGTCAGAATACCTGGAATGCATCCTATGTCGAGTTCTGAGGATGCAACTGAACTTGTTGATGATAAATTACCATGGGCAATCGTTGCAAAACCAACAACACATGGAAATCGTAATAATCAATCAACAGGTATTTGGGGTGGAGAATGGGTAATTGGATTTTTTCTTGATGAAGATTGTCAAATTCCAGTAATTACTCAAGTTCTTGGTAATAATTATCCGGGAGAAATTAGAGAATCTATAAATGGAACAACTTATGGTAAACCGGTTAAAAGATATCAACCAAGCAATCCTTCAATTGATACACAAATTGCATCTTCTGGAGACGTAAAATCCAAATATGAAAATGTCAATCCAAACTTTTATCAAAATGCCAAAAAGTGAATAAATATCAAAATAAAGGAGTAAAATCATAAATGTCTGCTTCAATTAGCAATCAAGATAAAGAACTTTTAATAAGACTTTCTTTAGCAGAAGCAAGAGGTGAAGGTGTAGTTGGACAGGCACTTGTAATCAGAAGTGTTTTAAATAGACAGAAAATAATACATGAAGGAACATCTGAACCTAATGTCTTCTTGACAAATGGAGATTCTAGTATCAGATCCATTATAAATGCTCCAGGTCAATATCATCCAGTAACGGACATTAGAAATTCTATAAATCAGACTTTTAGTAATGATTTATTATTAAATGGGGAAAAGGCATATCAATTAGCACTTAATCCATCAGAACTTCAACGACAAGTTGAATTGGATGGTATAAGTTCTGCAAATGCAAGAAATTTGGTATTGGCACCAAGTTTTGATTCACTTGGTGGTCAAGGAAGAACTGGTGCTGTCAATTATAGAAATCAAACATTTGTCGAGAATGTAAATAATTTTGGGGTAAGTGGAGATTCAATTTTTGCAGAGTCTTCATCACCACCTGAACCTGAAATACCAACACAAAATACAGTTGGAGAAGGACCTGTACCTATACAAGTCATAACTTTTGAAGAAGCACAATCTGGTGTTGGAACAAATCCATCAGTTGGTATTGGAACAACTTTACCATTATCAAACGCCAGAGAAACCACTAAGGGGATGAACTTAGAGGATTCTCCATTTAATGAAAAATTTATCAATTCTGTTTCTTTTGCAGAAGCAATAAAACTATATGAAAAAATTAGACCCTTACCAGATCCTTGTGGAGACTCTGAATTATCACAAATTAATTCAGCATTAAGTAACTTTTTTAATACTGTCAAAGGATTACAAGCATATGCCGATCTTTATATAAATGGTGCTATTAATAAATTAGAAAATCTCACCTCTTTAATAAGAAGCACCGCACAAATTATTGGTGGAATTCTTAAAACTCTAATAAATCGATTGAGAGATTTTTTAATTTCTCAAATTTATGGCAAGATTCAAGAAATTATAGATACAGTTCTTCCTGTAGTTGCTAAAAGTGTTAAAAATAGTATAATTCAAATAATTGTTGATAATATTTTTTGTGCCTTTAAAGATATTATTAATGGTCTTGTAAATTTGATTACAGATTTCTTATTTGAGTTGGTAGGTAAAATTGTTAATGTTCCTTTTTGTGCAGCACAACAATTTACAAATGCTCTTGTGAATAATATTGCCGCAGTTGTAGACGGAGCTGTAGGACCTTTATTGGATGAAATTAATGATGTTCTTGGTGGAATAGTACAAGTTTCTGGAAGTGTGTTCGAAGCACTTGATTATATTTTAGGATTTGAATCATTCTTATGTGCAAAACCAAATTGCCCAGAAATAAAGGAATTTAAAGCCAGTCCTTGGGGTGGTCCAACACCATCTCAAATTGACCAATTTCAAAATTTTGTCAATGTTCCGACAGCAGAAGGTGTTATTGGAAGTGTTGATGATTATACAAGTAATATTGAAATATTTGGTCAAGAAATTGGAGATGCCGGATTTGTAGATTCTCTTGGAGCAACTAATTGTGATCCATCAGTATTTGAATGTGGTCCTCCGAATGTTGAAATATTTGGTGGTGGTGGAATTGGAGCAGCAGGAGAAACTATCTTAGATCAAACTGGAAGAATAATTGGAGTAAATATTACAAATCGTGGTTCTGGATACAAAACACCTCCTTTTGTTGCTTTTGTAGATAGTTGTGAAAATACTTTTACGACTGGATATGCAGTAATTAGTGAATCCAATTCCTCCAATAATGCTGTTGTTTCTGATACAGGTGGAACTAATAATGGTCTAAGTGATACAGGTGGAACTAATAATGGTCTAAGTGATACAGGTGGAAATAGTAATGCTTCGTTTGGTTCTGGATTTACTGGAAGCAGAGCATCAGATGGTGAAGTAATTGAGATAGTTTTGACATCAAATACATGGGCTCGTCCAAAAGATGGTTCAACTGAATTTAACCGAGTACCAGTTGAAACTATCGATAGTTCGAGTGATTTTGTTGTTTGTTTAGATGGATTTAGAATTTCAAATAGTGGAACTGGATATAGTGTTAATGATAGCATATCTATTACTCCAGATATTCCAAATCTACAAGCAAATGTGAGAATATCAGATACTGGTCAAATCTTAGAGATTCAATTAACAGATACTATTTGTGGTATTTCCGGTTATCCAGAGATACAAATAAATAGTCCTACTGGTGAAGGTTTTGTTATCGAACCTAAACTTTCATTCATACCAATACCAGAATCTCCAGATGTTGTTGATGGTATAGATATAGTTGAGATAGATTCGAGTATATCGAAACCTATACCAACTAATCAAGAGTTGGCAACTCTTAGAGGAAAAGTTGTTCGTATTGTAGATTGTGTAAGTTAAATGTCAAAAAAACCAGAACAAATTATAACAGATAATGAATTTGGAACTATTTTAATGGGTCCTATTGGTGAAGAAGGTGAAATTGGAGAAAACATAGGCACAAATATGATTATGAGCCTTAAAGCAGGGCATAATCAAACATATACAATGACAGGGAATAAAGGAGAAATTGTTCCTGGATCTTCTCATGAAATAGTAGGGACAAATCTTAAACAAGATAGAAATGAAAGTGAAAAAGAAAATATTGCAAAATCTATTAATGCCGAGAATGGTGATATTGTATTAACTGCAGAAAATGGCAATATAAAATTAAGAGCAAAAAATATTTACATTGAAACTGTTGGTCCAGATAGTGATGGTTCAGTTTTGATAAGAGCAAATGACCATATTATTATAGGAGCAAATGAACAGATTAATCTTGTTGGAGGTAAAGTTTGTGTGACATCATCTGATAGTATTACACTTAATGCAACAGGATTTATAAGATTACTGTCTAAAGATATTATACAAGGATCTCCATTTTCTGCATTAAGTTCGATATTTTCTGGGATTAATGTTGCATCTTTAATTGAAAGTATTGCAAATAGTTGTAAATAGGAGATTATTATGCCATTCGAAAAACTAGAAACAGGTGTTCTTGATTGTTTCAGTTCTCTTCCAGTCGAAGGAAGTTCTTTAGAAGTTCCAAAATCTTTCTGGAGACCAGGATCAGGAGCAATTTATAATGCTTATACAGGAAAATCTTCATTACTTGTGTATGGGCAGGGGGCAATAAATGTTGGAATGAACCCAACAAATGTATTTGCTTATTGCGGAGCACCAGGAAATATAAATTATCATCGAGAATCAATAACTACTTATGTTGGTGATCATCGTGTAATTGGAAGATCTTCTGTTCAGGGTATAGAATTTAGAACAAACGTTTCAAATTTACAGTTGATTGGAGCAGTTTATTCACAAATTTCTGCAGGAAAAGTTTCCGTTCAATCTGTAACAAATACTAATATTGGTGCAGGTGCTCTTGTTGATATTAATGCATCAACTATCAAATTAAATGGTAGGGATTGGGATCCGGCAACGAAATTCTGGGACTCTAAGAAAAATTTCGACATTCCACATCCAACCAAAAAAGATCATCGATTAAGATATGTTTGTCTAGAAGGACCTAGTGCTGATGTTTTTGTAAGAGGTAGACTTAAAGACTCTAATGTAATTAAATTGCCCAATTATTGGAAAGATTTAGTTGATGAAGAAAGTATTACTGTAGAATTGCAACCTATTGGATCTAGACATTATCATCTTAATGTAGAAAAATTTAATAATAAAGAAATACATATAAAAGAATCTGATGATAAACCTATTGATTGTTTTTATCATGTATATGGAGAAAGGAAAGATACTACAAAAAATATACCTGAATATAAAGGCTTGACAATTCATGACTATCCAGGAGATAATAGGGAATGCCGTATTAATAGTAAATGAATAAAGTTCATGAAGTTTTTCCTTTGATTGTTTATCAAGGAAGTGTTGACTGTCATGAAGAATTTAAAGAAAAGAATATAGATTCTCTTCGTGATTATTGGTTTAATGGGTATGAAAATGAAAGTCCAGAATATTCAGGAAAAATTTTCGCACATTTAAATCCAGATTATAAAATTTTTTTTGAGTCCTTAAAGAAAAATATAAAAGAATATCTTGAACATTTAAATGTTGATCATAAATTGATTGATTCACATATTGTTAAGTCATGGGTTGGATGCCATTTTGATGATATTACTCCACAACTAAACCCACATTATCATAATGAATCTAATATAAGTTTTGTGTATTATCTTAAAACTGATTCAACATCAGACAAATTTTGTGTATCTCAAAAAAATAATCAAAATGAATTTTCTGGAGGTTTATTCGAAACTTCAAAAGATAAAAATACGATTACAGGATTTAATAAGTATAATTGCAATCACTATACAATTACTCCAATTGAAGGAAGTGTGGTAATGTTTCCGAGTAATATTCTACACCAAACACAAAAATTTACAAAAAGAGTAGGTGAAAGAATCGTAATTGCCGGTGATATTCGCACTACATTATCTAAAAATAATCCAGATTATCACCAAGGATGTCCTCACCCATCACAATGGTTAGAGATATGAATCTAAATAATTGTATCATAAAAAATATGTTATAAAATGGCAATTTCCGATGGAATAATGGGAAAATTAAAATTCTCATTAGAGACGGTTGAAAATTTTGGAACTGATGCAAGTAAAGGTATTGAATCACCAAAAGAAGTTAGTGTTATTTCTATTAACCCAACATCTGATGGGAAATGGATTGAAACCGGAACTACAGAACCATCTCCTGTAAAGAAAGATCTTGAGGCAAGAGATGATGAACTTGAATTTTACAAAGGAGAATTAGAAAATTTTGCCAAAATAACTGAACCTAATGATTTAGAATTGGTGACTATAATAGGAAATATAAATCAGAAGAAGCAAGAAATTTTAGATACAATTGGTGCTGCTATTGGAGCAGGATGTTCTGCTGGTATTAATACAACACCTGGATATAATGCTACTGTAAATGGTATTGTTATAGGAATAGGTAATCAAGTAGTAGAAGATTATGCTTTTGCTAGTGTTTATCCTAATATAGAAGATACTTCTGCAGAAGCACCATTTAAAAATCCAACGGATGTTGAATTAACTACAAGTAATGTGGGTATTGGATATTCAACAAATTATGAAATTAATTCTTCCGAAGGAGATGTCATAACAAATCCAGGTGTAGGAGTAACTTTTAAAGAACTTTCACCTACACAACCATTAGGTCTGACAACATGTACCGATGCTATCAATACTGTAAATCAATTAGCCACTGATATTGAAAATCTTAGAAATTCTATTAATAATCAAAAAATTGAAGAAATAAATATGATAAAATCTATGAAAACTGAATATCAATTATTTGTATGGACTTATGAAAATGCAGATGCTAGAGCAGCAGAAAGTAAATCGAGAATTGTTGATGCAATGAATTCTGTCGAAGCAATTAGTTGAAGACCACATCTCCAACCGGCACACTTGACACCAGCACTCAGATGCCTTATAATATCAAGGTAAGCAACCAAGGCAAGATGCAAGACGAATTTCTCACACAATGTGTTGTAGACCCTACCAAACGCACATTCTACATCTATTCTAGTGAAGGAGACGCCAAAGAAATTGTTTGTGATACTGTAGACCAGTTCATGAATGTTCTTAAGGTCATCCATAATACTTGTCCCGAAGATGCTTTGGTTTATGCAGAACCACTGGAGGTGTAAATGGAAGTTTTTACCTTGAAAGAATGGGAAGAAAACTTCGATTCCCTCCTTGAGAGGGTAGAAAACGGAGAGCACATTGGCATTGTCAAAGAAGATGGTACAGCAGCAATAATGATACCTGCAAATGATGAACTTATACGAATATACACTGAGAATAATAACGAAGCACAGTAGTTCATCATCTGCTCGTGAGACTTGGTAGTCAGGGGAGTTTTATAAACTCTTTCCTTGCCCGTTTGGCCCTCTGGTGAAGGCGATCTGCTCATAACAGATAGAAGGTCGGATCGTAACCGACAACGGGCATTAGGAACTTGAGACGTTCCAATCAAGGTGCTCATCGGTTCGGATATACCGAAACCCTGTTGGTGAGGATAAACCCCCTTGAATATTCACAACGGAAATTGTGTCTTACTCCATTATAAACTGTCAGTATACTGGGTGTAATGCCCACATAGCATACGGATAAGTGTAATGTCTTGTGGGCGTAGTCCAATTGGAAGAGACATGGAGTTTAAGCCTCCATCAGTGCTGGTTCGAGTCCAGTCGCCCATATTAACATAAAGGAATAAATAGTCAAAAAGACTATGAAATATTTTCAGCAATTTTCAGAAGATATGGCACAAAGACGTGCTGAACTTGCAAATAAACAAAAAGAATATGTTCAAAATTATCAGGATAATTTAGCACGAGATTCTGAAGAATATGCTAAAGATTCTGAAGAAAGAAGAAAAGAACAAGAAGCAGAGCAAGAAGCAAGAAATCAAGAACAGGAACAACTGGCGCAAAAAAGAATAGAAGAACGTCAACAAAGAAAAGCAGAAAGAGAAGCAAAAAGAGAACAAAAAGCACAAGATGAATACTTGAGATCGTTAGAAGCAAGAGTTGCTGAAAAAGAAAATAAATAAAAGAAAGAATAATATTATGTCTTATGTAATAACCACTAAGAAGTGTTGGTATAATGACTATAAGATGATAGTCAAAATGTTCTTCTTGAATGATGTTCCATTTACATTTGATGATTTGCCTGTAGGATATTTGTATGATAGAGAAATAGTAAGAGAGGCATATAGTAATAAAGATTATTCTGTAGAAGATATTTACAAGGGTTCCAATTATTTGATATTGGAAAATTGTCATCCTTGCTTTGATGATATTGAGATATTAAATCCTGAAAATTTGCCAGAAGAAATACAAAGTTTTTATAATGGAGAAGAAGATTTACTAAGATAATAAATAAAGCATAGGAACAGTAATTGGTGTGGAAAATTGCCATTAAATAAATTAGATTCAATTATCAAAAATACTGATGGTCGTATAATCTACGTTAGTCCTTCCGATTTAGATTCTACCGATAGTATTGATAATCAAGGAAACTCACTAAATCGTCCATTTAAGACTCTTCAAAGAGCACTGATCGAATCTGCAAGATTCTCATATGTCAGAGGAAGTAGTAATGATATAGTAGAGAAAACTACAATTCTCTTAATGCCTGGAAGTCATGTTATAGATAATCGTCCAGGATATACAATTGACAGTGGAGGAGCAGTTATAACCTCTGAAGGAGCTTCTTCCTCTAGAAGTACTTTTAATTTATCATTAAATTCTAATTTAGACTTAACAGACAAAAATAATGATCTTTATAAGTTTAATAGTGTTTATGGTGGTGTAATTGTTCCTAGGGGAACTTCAATTGTTGGTCTTGATTTAAGAAAAACTAAAATAAGACCTCTTTATGTTCCTAACCCAACATTCTCTTCAATTTCTAATAGTGCAATTTTAAGGCTTACTGGAGCTTGTTATGTTTGGCAGTTCTCTATTTTTGATGGGGATGACTCTGGAACTGTTTACACGCAACCAGATAATTTTGATATTAAATCTATCCCAACTTTTTCTCACCATAAGTTATCAGTATTTGAATATGCCGATGGTGTCAATGAAGTTGGAACTAAAGGTCTGACCGATCTTCAAATGTATTATGCCAAATTATCATATGCATATTCCTCAAGTTCGGGTAGAGAAATTAATACTGCGGATGAGTATCTTGAAAATCCTGAAGGATTTAGTCCAAGAAGACCTGAATATGAAATTGTTGGAGCATTTTCCGCAGATCCTATTTCAATTGCATCTATCATATCCGGTGATGGATTAACTGCATCAAGAGTCATTACAGTTACTACAGTTACTCCTCATGGATTGGATAAAGGAACTCCAATTCGTATTAGTGGTGTTTCGCAAGATCAATATAATATTTCAACTAAAGTTACATCAATTAGTGATACTAATGATAGTGTATTTACTTATGTAATTGAATCTGATCCAAGATTTTTAACTCCATCATTAACGAGTCAAGGAATAGTAAATGTAGATACTGATACAGTATCTGGTGCCTCTCCTTATGTTTTTAATGTGAGCATGAGATCTGTTTGGGGGATGAATGGATTAATTGCTGATGGAAACAAGGCAACTGGATTCCGTAGCATTGTGATCAGTCAATTCACTGGAATTAGCCTCCAAAAAGATGATAGGTCTTTTGTCAAATATGATGCATCTAATGGTAGAACTTATAGTGGATTAACAATCACTGAACAGTCAGGAAGTGAGTTATCGGCAAATTCTTCTTCGAGTGGAATAGTTTATCATATAGATTCTGATTCGGTTTATAGGAAAGATTGGCAACAGTCTCATATTAAAATAAAAAATGATGCTATTTTACAAATAGTATCAGTCTTTGCAATTGGATATAGTACGCAGTTTGTTTCCGAATCTGGTGGTGATGCATCGATAACGAACTCTAATTCAAATTTTGGTCAACTATCTTTAGTTTCTGAAGGATTTAAAAAAACAGCATTTGATAAAGATAATAAAGCATTTATAACTCATATTATTTCACCAAGAGCAGTTGATCAAATTGAAGATAGAGTTGATTGGTTGTCAATTGATGATGGAGTAACAACATCTGTTGGTGATAGTAATAAAATTTATCTTGCCGGATTTAAAAACGAAACAGTCCCTCCACCATCATTAACACAAGGATATCGTATTGGAGCAAGAGTATCTGATAAACTTTATTTAACTCTCAATACTGTAGAATATTCTGCAGATATTGTAATTCCATCTAGTAATCAATCTTCATTTGAAGAATATCTTGTAGGAGAACCTTCTTCAAATATATTCACTCTTTCTTCTGGAACTCATAGTTTATCTACAGGCGAAAAAGTTATTATTATTAGTGAAGATGCAGATCTTCCAGAAAATTTAAGAACAAATGTAATCTACTATGCAATTACTCCTTCAAATAATACAATTAAACTTGCCGCAACAGAGTCTGAAGCACTTTCTGGTCAAGAAATTAATGTTTTTGGTGGAACTAATTTAAAAATACAATCAAGAGTTTCTGATAAATCATCTGGTGATGTTGGACATCCAATTCAATGGGATTCAATTCGTGAGCAATGGTATATCAATGTAATTAATAATTTAATTACCCCGCAACTTTCTGGATCTGGAATAACAGAACCACTTTTTGTTAAAAGAATATCTGATTCTAGAAGTCTTGATGAAAAAATTTATAAGGTCAGGGTAGTAGTTCCGAGACAACTTACAAATGGAAAAAATCCAGAACCTGGATTTGTTATTCAAGAATCAAGTTCTACAGGATTTTTTGAAGATGATGATGGAACGAAAACAACTATTGATTCTACAGATTTTGATTATAATAAAAATCTAAGATTTATTAGTACTTGCTCTTTCTCATCACCAACGGTAACAGTAATTTCAGAAATTCCTCATAACTTAAATGTTGGAGATACAGTAATAATTAAAAATGTTACAGATTCTAGTGTTAGTGGTCTTGCATATAATGGAACTCATACCGTAACTTCTATTACCAATGAATTGACATTTACTTATGATACAGAATTAACTCCTGGATCTTTTACAAATGACACTTCTGTTAGAACAAAATCACTCCCAAGATTTGAGAGAAATGATTTACAATCAAATCTCTACATTTATAGAAATGAAATTATTTCAGAATATGATGAAGGAGAAAGAAATGGTGTATATAATTTTTATGTATTAAATTCCAATAATCAAGTTCAAACTGAATTTACAGATCTTAAATATGGACAAAATGTAGTTGACTTATATCCACAAAATGATAGAGATAATATTAGCGAAAACCCAAGATCTGCAAAATCATATGCACTAAGATCACCAATTGGAGATGTTCAGACAAATGATCTCAGAAATAGTATTACAAGAGAAAGTATTGATTTATTTGTCAAAACATTAGGTATTGGAAATAAAATTTCATCAATTTCTGGTGCGGGAACTACTAATCCGACCATAACTTTCGATAGAAATCATAATTTTAATAGTATTGTAATTGGAAGTATTAATGCTTCCCCAACAGGATTTACTGCCGGAACATATTATAATGTAAAAATTTATAATAATTCTTTATTAACAATTTGGAATGGTGCTACTGCGAAAGTGATTGTTTCCGGTGCAGGTAATATAACATCTGCGGAAATTATAAATGGAGGATCTGGATATTCTGCCGGAACATATTACTTAGATACTAATATTATTGGTTCTGGATCTAATAATGATTTTACTGTTGCTTCTGATGGAATTTCTTCACCAATAGGTCAAGTTGTTCAATTTACTGGTGTTGGAACTACATCAGATAATTATCATCGTATCTCAGCAGTCAATTCTGCAAATCAAATAACAATTGAAAGGTCTACGAGTGAACCAGTTATTGTTACAGATCAATATGCTCTTTTAATTGCACCTTCAACATCATTCACCAGTATTGGCAATACAATTACTGCACCTAGTCATGGATTGGTAGTTGGAAATAGATTTAAATCAATTGACTCTTCAAATAATAATCTTGGAGATTATATTGTTGATAGTGTAATTAATGTTAATACCTTTACTATTTCTGGTGTAATGGGATCAACTTCTGGATTTATTCTGAAGCACGGATTATCATCTAATGCGGGTATTTCTGATGGTTCAAATGAAAATCTTGAGGTAAGAGGAATCACTATCTTTGATGGAGAAAAGTTAACTCTTACAGAATCTGGAGGTATAGACAGTTCAGAAACGCAATTTAGTGTTAGTCATTCTGGTATTGGTACTGCAGAAAGATTCTCACTAGGTTCTTATATTAAAGTTGATGGTGAGATCATGAGAATTGCAAGTAATTCTCTTAGTGGAGTTCCTGCGGATAAAATTACAGTGATTCGTGGAGTATTTTCATCTAAACAAAAATCACACCCTGAGAATTCATTAATCACTAAAATTAAAATTCCTGCGGTCGAATTTCGTAGACCATCAATTATTCGTGCTTCTGGACATACTTTTGAGTATCTTGGATATGGTCCGGGAAATTATTCTACAGCACTCCCACAAGTCCAGAATAAAACTTTATCAGAAAGAGAAGAATTTTTAGTTCAATCTCAAGAAAGATCATCTGGTATTGTTGTTTATAATGGTATGAACAATAAAGGAGATTTCTTTATTGGCAATCAAAAGAAGTCTTCTACAACAGGTGAGGAAACAACTTTTGATACCCCAATTCCTACTGTAACTGGACAAAGTGTATCAAGATTAAGTGAAGTATTTGATGAAGTCACAATTAGGGAGAGATTAATTGTAGAAGGAGGAGACTCTGGACAATCACTTTCTCAATTTGATGGATCTGTTACATTTAATTCAGAAACTAGATTTACAAATTCTAATGGAATAGAAGGATCTGCAGCAATAAATGTTTCTAATACAAAACAATCAACAGCAACAAATTCTGGAGCACTTATTGTTGCAGGTGGAGTTGGTATTGGAAAAGATTTATATGTTGGAGGAACAATATATGGTCTTGGTGGTTTATCTATTAGTTTGATAAACATATCTCCAAAACAAGTTCTTTTTTCAAATTCCAATTCTTTTCTTGATGGTGATAATAAATTTACTTTTGAACAATCAACATCAACATTAGGAATTAATAGTATTTCAGTATATGAATCTGGCGGCAATTCTTATATTGAAGAAATTGATTCTAAAGATTTAATATTAAAAGCATATTCTTCAGATAAATTAATTATTAATGGAGTAGGAGTTAGTATTACTGGAAATCTTGATGTTACTGGAGATGTAAATTCTTTCTCAACATCTGATGAGAAGTTAAAAGATAATATTATCCCAATTCATAATCCATTAGAAAAAGTTATTTCGATTAGTGGAAATACTTTTGATTGGAATGAAAATTCTAATAAAGAAGGTCATGATGTTGGATTGATTGCACAAGAGATTCAAAAAATTCTTCCTGAGGCAGTTAAGGAAAGAGATGATGGTTATCTTGCCGTTGATTATAAAAAGATAATTCCTCTGCTTGTAGAATCTATTAAAGAACTTTCTAATAAGGTCGAATCGATTGAGCATCAATTAAAGAATAAATAATTGTAAAAGATTAAATAATGGCAAATATTAGAAAGTCATTCAATTTTAGAAATGGTTTACAAGTAGATACTGATAAGTTTGTAGTAAATTCCAATGGACTTGTTGGAATAGGAACATCAAATCCTGAAAATTATTCTTTAAGTGTTCATGGTGACACTAAAATTGTTGGTATTATTACAACAAAACACATATTTGTAGAACAAAATGTAATTTCTCTTGGTAAAATTGGTATCCATACCACAAATCCAACTTCTAAATTTCATATATCAGGAATTGGAGTTACCAATCCTAGTGGTATTGATGCTGGAAATAGAATTAGGATAGGTGATTTTCATTGGGATAATACATTTACTAGTATTCATGCAAAGAAAGTTAGTAATCAATGGTGGTTAGAACAAAATTCTCCTGATAATGATGGTACAGATTTAGTATTTTATAAGTCGAGAGGTTTACCAAACCAAGAAGAACCAGTTCAGGTTGGAGACAATTTATTCAGATTAACTGCAAGAGCATATAAACCAAATGGAGTTGGAATAGGAACTACTATTTCTCTTAGTGATTATAGTGGTGATTTTTCAGGTCAAATTGCTTTTGATGTAGATAGTATTGATGGTAATAATGTAGCATCTTCTATTGATGTAAAAACTGCCGGAGAAAGTAGGTTAATTGTAAAAGGTGATGGTAAGATTGGTATTGGAACTATTTTACCAACACAAAAATTAGATGTAATAGGTAATACATATGTTTCCAATTCTGTTGGTATTAGAAGTACAGCACCAACAGAAGCACTAGATGTAAATGGAAATATTAAATCTTCTGGCACTGTTACAGCAACAACATTTAGTGGTAGTTTACCAACAACTGATCTTACAGGAACTATAACCAATACACAGTTAGCAGGTTTTATTGATAACTCTAAGTTAGTTAATGATAGTGTTTCTTATGGTGGGGTATCTGTTGACTTAGGTGCTTCTGATGATACTCCAGCATTTGATTTGACTAATGCTACTAACTATCCCTATACATCGCTGACTGGTATAACAACAAGTGTTGTAGGAGATACTACTCCTCAGTTGGGTGGTGACTTAGATCTGAATGGTAAATTTATAACAGGACTCGGTGGTATTAGTATTTCTTCTGGTGTTACAACATGTACTGATGGATTTACAAGTGGTATTGGAGTAACAACTCCAGTCCAAATATCAGTCACTGGTTCTACATTAACATTTAATGTTGTTGGAGTTGGAAGCACAAGCTTGACACTATCGTAAAAACCCTGTAGACTACCTTTGTTAGGGTTGAAGAGGAGGGGCTAAGCTCTTAAAGATAAATACAAAATTGTCTATAAAAGAATCAAATGAGGTGCAGATGTTATTGAAACCTTTACATTTTTTCTTTTATCATCATATTGTTTTTCCGCCAACTGTAATAATTTATTATTTGTAATACCAACAAAACCTCTTTTTGTAATGGCACCAAAAACAGTAAAGAAGATTCTTTTTTTTAGATATTGTTTAAAGTTTCTTCCCCCAAATAACCAAAGATAACTCATTTGAATAGAAATATAATGGTGTGATATTTCTTTTTCGGTTCTAATTGAGTTGATATCAGGAATGAACTTTCCTTCTCTTTTAAGTATTTCAATTAACTTTTTTTGATATGCTTCAAATAATCTTGGTTGTTCTATTTCAATAAAGTATGGTTCAACATTATCTCTGGTTTTTGAAAAAGATTGAAATGTTTTTTGACTCAAAAATCTAAGTGCAGTTGCTCCTTTAGTTGATTTTTTAACTTCACTTTCTTTTATACCAGATAAAACTGACATAAAAGCAGTTATTCTTCGTTTTACTAAAAGAGTCATAATTTGATTATATCCACCATATTGTTTAATAAATTGCTCTACAGTAGCAGGTGTCATTCCTCCTACCCATGGAATTGTTTTACTTCCACCATAATTAAATTTTCCATTATAACTACCACTACCACTTTCTGGTCGTGGTTCCAATCCAAACTTTGCATTATCAAATTGAGAGTTTAATTTGATAAAGTTAAAATCAAAATATAATTTCCATGTAGATGAATCTACATTATCTCTCATATCCCACTCATTATATTTAATTTCAATCACTTCGTTAATTAATTTTTCAACCTGGGCAGGTGATTTTTGTTGCAATCCGATCACCATTTGAGAATATGGGTCTATATTTTTTAAATCATATTTGCCAAGTTTTCCAATATTTCCTGCAATTTTTATCGTTGCATTTTTTGACTTTCCACTGGGCAATTTATGAGAAACTCCAATTAAATCTTTCGATTTAAAATACTTTGCAATTAAATGCTCATATGTCTTGTCTTTATTTTTTTCATAATTTATTAAAATATCAGTATTATTTTTTATTTTTAAAATGTTGTTTTTGAACTCGTCTTCTATTTTCTTTTTGATACTATAATTTGCAACAAAAAAATCTACTGGTGATAATATTTGAGTACTTCCACTTAAATCAAAAACCTCAAATAACTTTTTAATACAAGCATCTTTAATTTTTTGTGTAAATAAACTTGATTGAGTATAAATTCTATAATTTTTATTTCTATCAATAATATTAGAAAAATATAATTCTTCTATTTGATAATAAACTGTAAAAATGTGATTTGTTTTTTTAGATGTAGATCCTTGACTTTTATCATACTCTTTTAGTCCAGAATAATCAAAATTATATTC